CACTGTCATCAGGTCCAGTAGGCAAATAGCTGCTTGGTACACGCAATGCCCTGACCATTTTATTATTAAAATATTTTAAGTCGTCAATCTCACCAAGGTTGCTGCCGCCTGGTAATACTTCTACACTCGATCCTCGACCGTCGGCTGTTTGCGGAAAGAAATAATCTTCGTTAATTGACAACGGATTGTAACTGCTGTCCATTGTGTGTGCGCCCGACGAGCCTTCGCCGCCAGCACGACTTGGTATACGTCTTTGGTGTATTTCGTTTTTAACACGTTCGACAAATCCCATGGCCATGTGTGAAGGCATGTTACCTACATCAATTTTAAATACTCTGCGTTCTGGCGCACGAGCAACACGATAAATCAAAACCGAATCTTCAAGCAGCTCTTTTTGTTTGAAAACTTTAAAAATAGTTTCTAACACACTCATGCCAAACGGCCAATAAAAATCAAGACCTTCAGTGAGACTTAGATGCACAATGTGTTCAGCATCAAGCACTGCTTCGTTCATGGCTGCTGTGAATCGACTTTGTCCTGCTGCGCCTACACCACCTGGTGCACCGCCACTGTTGGGCACTGTATAATTTCCAGGTGACGAGTATCCAGTTGACGATGGATTGCTTTGATAATCTGTTGTAGTTTTTGCTGCCACAGTTAGATTTTCAAAATTGGGATTGATGTCACGTATCACATACTGTTCAGGACGTTTGCCTTCACTTTCATTTACAATCACTCGCGACACTTTGGTCATGTCAACCCAGTACAATTCAAACGTTTCTGGGTCTCTTACAAAAACTTGATCTCCGTATTTGATTGTGTTACGAAAGATTCTAAAAAGTCTTTGATCGAGTTTGTTGAGTTTTACCCATTGTTGCAACTGCTGCCTGACAATACGAATTTCGTTATCTGTGGGTGTATCGGTATAATTGACTTGAAACGGTAAACTGTCTGATTCTGTTGTTTGTGTTGAAAATTCTGCTAAAATATCTAAACATGCATTGACTTCAGAATCCATATCCATTGCTTCGTATTGATTGTATCTTTCAATACGGTTGGGATGTCCTGAATACACTTCAGGCAATCGACTTGCATAATTTCTATACACCACATCAGCGTGTGAATCTCCGGAATTTCTTCCGTCATTTCTCCCGTATCCCGGAAGCCCGGGATTACCACTTCCGCTCAACGGACTTAGCTGTCCGCCAGAATTTGCAACTTTAAAATATTTTTTCCAAGACATTGTTTATTACTTATGACTAAGATTGTTGAACTTGTAATATACGCTCGGATGTTGAATTGCTTCTTCGTTGTAGATCAACCAAGTCAGACAACAACTTTGCTGTTTCAAGTGAGCCTGTAGAACCTCGCTGCGATGCAATCATTTCACGCAAATCTGTTCTTAAATTTTCTATTGCTGCTTGTATGCTACTAGAATTACCACCGGTTCTAGCAGTACCGCCAACACTGTCTGTGCTGCCAAAGTCAGTTGATATTCCGCCGAGTGCAGAATTAAACTTGCTGCGAGGACCTTGAATATCAACTGGTATGTTTCTTCCATCAGGCAACGGAACAACTGCTTCAGTGCCGTGCATGGTCATACCATAACCTGACGCTGGCCCCGAGAACACACCGCCGTTACGAGCACCGTTGAGTAGAGTCATCATTGAATCCCAAGACACATGTGCTTGATTGTTTCCAACTCCGGCATAATAGCTTTGTCCATGCGCACCAGCAGGTAATGCTGCCCATTCCATTGACAAAGATCTTGCAAACGATGCAGGGCTCATGTCCCCACTGAGATAACTGTTTAATCCTCGACCACGCAACAATGCCATACCGGCTTTGTTTTGTGTGGTTTGATCGAATGTATCTTGTAAATCAAGAACACCGTTATTGACAAGTCCTCTTAGTGTGCTGCGAATAATCTGATAACGACCAACCGCACTACTGGTTGCGCCAGGCCAACTTCTCCATCTTCCTTGTTCTTGTAAAACTTGTGCAACACTCATTGATGTTAAATCTAATGTACTGCCTCCGTTTACAATATTGTAATTCCCGTTGGATTCGTATTGAGCTAGAAAGTCTAGTATTTGTTGCCCAGTTGCTGTTCCCACTACTGGAGGAACAGCAGCACTTGGAGCCGCAGCACTTGGAGCAGCAGCACTTGGAGCAGCAGCTGGAGGAGCAGCAGCACTTGGAGCAGCAGCTGGGGGAGCAGCAGCACTTGGAGCAGCAGCTGGAGGAGCAGCAGCACTTGGAGCAGACATTGGTACTGCTCCTGCACCTTCTTTAAGTGTACCGTCGGGGTTGTGTGTTGCACCGTACAGTCGATCCCAGCGATCTTGTGCTCGATTTCGGCCACCCTGTGAGTTAGGTCTAGGAGGCACATCTGTGGGAATTGCTGGACCTCCAGCTGCACCTGGCGTTCCAACTTCTCGTCCACCAACTCGCAGAAGTCCACCTGATGGTTCTGGTACCCCAACTATGTCAGCAAAGAAGTCAACTGCTTCACTAAACAAATCGCTGGCAGTAGCGTTAATATTTGCAGCAATATTAAATCTACGCAATGCAGCATCTTGTATCATTGCAGCAGACTGTTGAAGTCGTCCAGCTTCAACCATCAATTCAGTGTCTCCACCGGCAGCAATTCGTTTTCCTTGTTCGGTTTCAAGCACTTTTAATAATGCATCGGGTCCTGAAAGTCCTTGACGATTTGCTTCTTCTAGAAGATTTGAAATTCTCTGCTGAAAGTCAGCTGTTTTAACGAAATCCGTTTGCAATGCGTCGATGTTGCCTACTAATGCAGTAGCACCTGCTAGCTGTTGCTGTTGTAGCCTAACACTTTCGCCCATGTGTTGAGCCATTTCTATTTGACTCATACCGGGTCGAGCAAGAAGTTCACTGATGCGATATGTTTGTTCAGCAGCTACGGCCTCGGGTGTGGTCATACCACCAGCAGCATATTGCAAAATTCCTCGGAATCCACGTTCATCGCCGAATGCTTTAGCAACAGCAGCCGCTTGTTGTGCAGCATCAAGTCTAGCTAGTCGTTCAGTGTCACCGGTTTGTTGTGCTTGGACCATTGCTGCACGAAATCGTGTTTCTGCAAGAGCAGCTTCTCTAGCAGCGGCTTGGTCTTTTCTCGATTGTCCAGTTAACTGTGCAGCTAAATCAAGTTCTCTAGCAAAATCTGAAGATGCTTCGATAAGATCTCGTGTGTTTCGAACTTGCAGTCTTCCGGTTCTGGCTTGAATATTCATGTAAGCCATGGCAGATTCACGCTGTTCTTGCGCACTCATGCCTAACATTTCAAGCTGTTCACCTAGTTCGCTTTTGTATAGGCCTCCAGCAACATCTGCAAATGCTCTAGCACCGTCAGCTACTGTAGTCCCCATGAATGCCAGCTTTCGAGAACTTTCAGTGATCATGCTGTTGAACTGATCAACTTCTGATACTGACATTCCCAATCGTTGCATCAAATCAAACGCACCGTCAAGTCCTTGTGCGCCGCTTGCACCAACTGTGCTTAACTGTCGAAAACTTTTAAATAACGCATCAACTTGCTGTGCTGCCAGTTTGTTTAGTTCAATTGCTAACTCGCCTGCCTCGCTGCCGAGTTTTATTAACTGGCCGCCAACAAATATTGCACCTTTAACAAATATACCACCTGGTACAAATATCGAAAGCAGCGATACTAGGTTACCAATTGAGCCAATTGTGTCAAGTACCGGATCTGCTAGATCTTCAATTGCTTCTGCACTAACTTGTGCTCCGCGTTGTCCTTGGTATAGCGCTGAACTAAAACTTTTAAGTGCTTGAGTGGTTCCGGTTATTGTTGATGTTAACAGCTGAAAAGTCGCTTGTAATGCTAGATTATTACCAGCTAAATCTTGAAAACCGTTTTTCAATCGTTCAGCAGTGGTACCAGTGTTCCCTAGCTGATCAAAAAGTTCTCTACTGACCGATGTTTCTCGTTGTCGTTCTCTAAGAGTTCTTGAAAGATCACGAACACCTTGATCTTTGTTTCGTCTAGCTGCTTCTTTGGCCAGACGTTCAGTTGTTAGGCGTTCTTGTGCAATTTGGTCTTCGGTTTTTAGTGCGTTCCTAGCTGCTTCTGCTCTCAAGTCAGCTTCACGACGAGCAGCAGTTATGTTTTGATTGATTTGCCTACGTTGTTTTTCTTGTGCATCAGCGGCTCGATCGGTATCGGCTGCAAATCGACGCATGTATCTTTGTTCTTCGGTTTTTGTTTTGGTTGAACCGTCAACAGTGGAAGCTAGTTTTCCCAGAGCTAGGATCAAACGATCAATACCTCGAGAATTATCCGAGATTGCTTGCTTGGTTTCTTCCAAGCCTTTGGTGCCCATACGCTGATTGTTCAGAGTATCAACTAATTGACGCAAGTCGTATAAGAGATCTTCGACTTGCCGATCAGACATTTCCGCCATGGTTAACTACGCCTATAAATAATACACACATATTTATCGATTGGGAGAACCATGGAATCAAACCCTTTAAAACAGTACTTTAGACAACCTGCCATTTATATAAGATTGCCAAGCAAAGGCGATTTTTATCCAGAAGGCACACTGACACGTACCGAAAACAGCGAATACCCTGTTTTACCAATGACTACAATTGACGAAATAACATACCGTACTCCGGATGCATTGTTCAACGGGTCTGCTGTAGTGTCAGTTATAAAAAGTTGTTTACCAAATCTACTAGATCCTTGGAAAATGCCAACTATCGACATCGACACTATATTGGTTGCTATTCGAATTGCCACATACGGGCATCAACTCGATATTGGTACTAGATGCCCTTCATGCGGCAACGAAGACGAGTATGCACTCGATTTACGTGTTGTTTTGGAACAAATTACAGCACCTGATTATTCGATGTTTCTTAATTTAAACGACTTAAAAGTTTATTTTAGACCCATGACATATGCTGAAATGAACGAAAACAGTATGCGACAGTTTGAAGATCAAAAAACTTTGCAGGTTATCCAAGACAGCGAAATAGAAGATTCAAGCAAAATGGAACAACTGGCCGAAGTACTGCAAAAAATAACAGCTTTCACTAGCACTGCACTGGCACAAAACATATTGATGATCGAAACTCCAGATTCTAAAGTGACCAATCGCGATCATATACAAGATTGGTTATCTAACACTGATAGATCTACATTTAATCGTGTACGAGATCACATCATCAAAAACAAAGAAACTGCCGAATTAAAACCAGTTGGTATACAGTGTCAAGAATGCAGCCACCAATATCAACAAACATACACACTGGATATGACAAATTTTTTCGAGGCCGCCTCCTGATCTTACAAAGTGACGAGATCTCCGAATGGGTTGACGGCATGGAGAAGGAGGCTAAAGACATTCGCAACGACACTATTAATTTGTGTTGGCACATGCGTGGTGGTATCGATTACAATCAAGGCATGATGTTAAGCCCTGGTGAACGAGAGTTAATCGGAAGTATGATTAAAGAACACATGGAAGTGGTCAAGAAAACTGGACAGCCGTATTTTTAAATGAATTTAGATCAAGCCAAAACCGACATTATGGAATGGATAACAACAT